CTCTATTATAACTTAAGTTGCCACCAAGAACCTTAGAACCCTCTTTAAATACATGAGTTCCAAATTGCTCAACTTGATTTTGAAAAATAGACTGAACAGTATTAAGTTCTCTAGCCTGGACGGGATATCCTGGTTTGAAAAGAACTTTATAGTAGTTTTTTAATGGATCAAAATCATCAAAATAAGGAGAGACGTTGAGATTTGTTTCTTGGGGCATGATTCTTTAGAATTGCAAAATAACTTTGATATCTTCTTTTTGATTTAATGACCTCGTGATTGAAGGTCTGTTATCAACGTAAATGATATTTCCGGAGTATTTTCTAACCTCTGGATTAGAAATACCATCAGTAAATGATTGTCCAAGGTTATATGTCCTACTATTTATTGAGGTAGTAATACCCGTGAATGATGTATCAATATTCAAAGTAATTGATCCACCCAAAATAGTTACAGATCCTCCAGATGCTGGAGATGCTGTAAATCTATTCAAAGTAAATCCATAAGTTGGACTGTTATTTTGGGAACCGTCTGTATTAAATCCAACAAGTGTTCTATCTTGCCAATATTTCAATACTCCAGTATTTTGGTCATAAGAAACTACTCTTCCAACAGCAGTTTCTCCGGTTCCAATAGTTTGAGTAATTCTAGAATCAGCAGCAAATGTTGCTGTACTGTAACCAATTCCAGATAATTTAAGTGCATAAACTGCACTTGCCTTATCCAATGTCAATAGTGCAGTTGACCCAAAAGAATCAGGGTTTTCTACAATACCAATTCTTGCAATTTGATTTCCTGTAATAAAATCTGGATTTTCGTTGTCATTTTCAATACGGGAATATACTAAAACATTAGTAGCTCCAAGTTCTTTATAAATGTCTGCACCATGACCACCTTGAGGAGGAATAATTACATCAAAAGATGGTCTTGTTGTTCCTGTGGGAACTCCACCAGCAACCAAATCGACAGAACCATAAGAGTATCCAGTTCCACCTCTAGAAATCGTAATACTATCTACTTGAGAATTATTATTAATTACGATAGTTGCTTCCGCACCAGAACCATCACCTTTAATTGGAACTCTAGTATAAGTTCTATTTGCAGTTCCTAATCCAACACCTCTACTCGTTACTGTAATAATTTTCAGTTGACCACTCGTTGCCGCATTATCACGAACAGCAACATTATCTGTGGAAGTTTCCCAATCATCGGGAACTGGCATAAAGTTTGTAGAATCAAACTTTACAATATCACTTGGTTTAATTGTGTAAAGATATTTCCAAAGATATCCATCACCACTACTTCCAGCTGCTCTTGGTTCTAAGTCTGTAAATGTTGGTTCATCTAAAGAGGGTCTTCCATTTGGATTTTCTGGATTAGTTCCATTTTGCAGGCAAATATAAACTTTATAATCCTCATTAACTACAAAATAATTTGCCGAATATAAACTCGTTGCTCCGGATGCTTTTGATGTATTTGTTCTACTTATATCATGACGATACATATCATAAGTGGTTCCAGAAGTCCATACATTTTTCTTTACGACTTGCTTCACATCACCACTATTGATCTTTTTGAGTGCAATCATCGTATCCCAATAATCATTCTCCTCATTAAAAGAATCTTTTGGAGATGGTGGTGTAGTATCCCAATTGGAATCATAATCAGTTGCATTTGGAAGACCTACAAAAGCATAAAAAGAGTTTTCGGTAGACTTAGCGACCGAAACAAAACTCTTTGCATTCAAAATTCTAAGTTGATCAGTTATAATAGCAGCCATTTGATGGAGTTTTTTATCTATTTATGAGTTATAATTTAAGTATTTCAGTGGATTTGTTCTCTTCAGTACTGGAGAAGTTGACACTCCAACTAATCCATTGTTGTACCAATCAAAAGATTGTGGATTGGTTCTTTGATTTGCGGTAATTTTGCCCCAACTATACTCACCGAAGAAATTGCTATAACCAATTCCACTCAATCCATTATAGTCTGTCAAACTAACTGTAACTTTAGCAACATATGTATTTCCATATCCAACTGCATCGGTTTGTGCAATTGAAACAGCAGCAACTTCATAAACATTATCTAAGTTTTCAGTTCCAATTCCAAGATTTGATCCATTAGAATATAGTGAAGTTACTCCATTACCAACATTTGAATTTCTAACTACAAAATAATCACCTGTAGAAATACCACTGACTGTAACAGCAGTTCCAACAATGTCAGTATCTCTTAAGAAAGAATTTCCTGGAATATAAAGATCAAATACAATCCCAGTCGAAGCAACACCTACAGAAGTTGTAGAAATGCCAGAGATAACTCCAAAATCACCACTATATGTTACATTACTAATATCTTCATAAATTGGAGATGGAGGTTCGATAAGAACTGATGGTGGATTTGAACTTGTATAACCAATGCCATTATTAGTAATATTAAAACTAGTTACTATTCCAGAAGTAATAGATGCAGTTGCAGATGCAGTTGTAATTCCAGTTAGAGTATAGTTTGTTGTATAAACTCTATAAGAAGTGGTGTCTAATGTTGACCAAGTTCCAATGAATGGATTGATGCCATCACCAATACCACCTTGAGGTGAATCAAACACATTTACATAATTGATATCAATATAATTTGGATTAATTTCTAGTTCATACACATATGGAGTTAATGTTGCAGAACTTCCAAAGTCATATCCCTCAACTCTTACTCTAAATGAATTTAAAATAGTTCTGACGTAAACATTTTGAACTCTTCTATCTCCAATGTAAATATGTATTTTTGGTAAAGATGGTGAGTTATATGTCAATCCAGAATCTTGAGTTGAGAAAGATCCAAATGTCAAATATCCATTTGAACTTAAATAAACTCTACTATAAGATCCCCCCAAGAAACTAATAGGTGTTGGCAAATCAAAGACAAAATAAGTATCATCAACATCTCCACTATATTGAGATGTCATAGATCCTGCACCAAATTCGGTATACGATATTGATTCAACAGTTCCTATATCATAAGTTAAAACTCCAGTTGAATATGCCGGATTTGATATTGAAACTGTTGGTGCTGTTGTATAACCAACACCACCATCATTCAATACGATTGAAGTTACACTTCCACCCGCAGAAACTATAGCAGTTGCAGATGCTCCAACTCTTTCATCTTGAGAAATGATTCTGATTTTATTTTGATAACCAGTTGTTGGATTTTCGTCTTCGGAGTTGAAGAATGTATAAACATTATCAACATAAATTTCAGTATCGTTTGTAGAAACTGGTTGAATTAAATATGAAGTTGGATTGATAAGTGGTTCGTAAATGATTCTATCTTTAGAAACAAATTGTCCATTTACAACTTTATCATTTCTTTGTCTGCACCAGTTTAATGGTCTTTCATAAGTTTCATCCCAATTTACACCAGGTTTGGAATATGGATTTGTTCCAATAATATCAGTTGCCTCTATCGAAGTGGCAATTCGTGGATTTTGTTGATAGTTAATATTCTCATAATCATTTAACTGAACGGAATCTCCAATCTTGATAGTTTCCAAATTATCAACACTAGAAACATCAATATCACCAGTTCCCTTATAGAAGATAATTTTGCACGTATCTCCTGATTTAGGAGCTTCTGAGAACGTTAAAGTGCTTCCATTTACAGTATAAGATTCACCTGGAACCTGTAAGATGTCATTAATAAAGATGAGAAGAGTTGCGTTGATGTCAATATTAGAACCAGATCTGGCTTTAATAGAATATCTGATGTTATCCGATCTCAAGGCAAATTTAACCTCTTCTCCGTTGAATTCATTTTCAATCTTATCGAGAACTTGAAGATCTCCGATTGTCATAGCATTGAATTCCATGCTATAAGTTTTTTCAACATTTATTCTAAATTCACCGAATGACTTAGTTGGATCTGTTGGTATTCCTACAGTTCCTCCAATTGCTACAGTTAAAATTTCCCCCTGACCATAACCATAACCAGTATTTGTAATATTAAAATCAATAACACTAGATCCCTGACCAACAACGATATCAATCTTTGCTTCTGTGCCAAGACCTCCAGCAGGAGATGATGAACTATAAATTAATGGAATGTTGGAGTAAGAAAGTGGAGAATCAAAAATAACAAAAGGTGGTTCTGTAAATGTATGTCCAGTTCCTGGATTTGTAATTGAAACACCAACTACATGGCCATCCAATACTGAAGCAACTCCAACAAATTGAATATCGTAGTTACCTAAACTTGTTGATGCAACACCAACATTCACCGTTTGGATTCCAGATCTATATCCAGAACCACTGTTGCCAATACTAATAGACTGAACTGTCCCTGCGATAGATATGACTGCGGTTCCTCCAGCAGAAACTAAAGGTTGATATGCAAGACCTGCAGTAGATCCCACAGATACTATTTGTCCCCCAACTGGTATTGAAGAATTATTAATATCATATGGAGTTTGGCTTGAATCTCCGGTAAATGAAATTGTAGTAATTCCAAGATTTTCTGATAGTGTATAGTCTCCATTAATATCAACAACACCAAGTCTTTGAGGTTCTTGGAAAATATCCTTTATCAAAACTATTGCATTTCCGGTAGAAATTCCAGAAACATCATTTCCATTAGACTTGAGTGTAAATTGAGTTGTTATTCCATTAAATTCGTTAGAAATACTATCAAAAATATAATTTTTAGTATATGTTTCTTCAGAACCACCTGGAACTCCAGATCTTAAGAAAGATCTTCCACTAAATGTAGAATATGTGGTTATGCCAACATAATCTCTTTGATCTGGTGGATTCGTTACAGACCCAATTGGAATTGGTCCATATGGAGCTTCATAAAAATTGACAGTGTTTCCTACAATGTTGTAGTTTCCATCAATTTTTGTAATTGTAGAACCAGCAATATGTGATGATATTCCAGTTCCCATCCAAGGTCTCTGTACCAAAACTGCAAGATCACTTCCAAATCCAACACTTTCGATTTTCATTATTTCATCACCAATCTTAATCAAATCTCCACCGAAGAAAGATGTAATGCCAGTAAAGTAAGCTGTGTTATCAATAATTCTAAAATCGGATAATAAAGAAGATGTAATTGCCGTAGAAACTACAGGCGATTGAATCATATTGTCAATAGAAATCAAAACTTTACTGTTTTGATTTTTTGCAGTAAACACATGATTTGTTCCAATTCCAACGGAAGTTAAATCTAGGACATTTGGAACAACTGAAAGTGCTTCACTCGATGATGCTGCAACTTTGATATCAAGCTCATCTACCTTAACCGCATAAAGAGTTGGTGGTAGGATGTCTGTAGATCCTATTCCAGGTATTGTGGTTGTTGCAATACTTATTGCCTCACCATTTCCATTATGCGAATAAACAATCTCTTCACCAGTCACAAAGAAATGATTTGGAATTCTTATAGTATTTTCTGTAAGATTTACTATAGAAGAATCACTTCCATCAAATACTTTTCTGAATATGTTATTTCCTTTATGTGTTAAATTGAATGCTCGCCTAACATCTCTTTCAGTACCCTCGTAAGTTCCATAACTAGTTTCGATAAGACTATTGTTCAAATCTACAGTATCTTGAATATCTACGGGGTCAATTTCACTCAAAGTGTTATAGAAAAGTCTTACTTGAACATCTGAATTTGCGATTGGTGTGAAATAAACTTGAAGATCACTACCAACAATATTTGCACCAAAAGTTCCTATTCCCGAACCAGTCTCTAGAACAGCATATTCAGTTAAGAAAGAATCTGTTGAATTTGTAACTAAATTCAATTCACTTACTTGATACTGACCATTCGTAATATCTTCTACCGTGGCAATTATATAAACCGCATCAGTATGAGTGGTTGATTCATCCACAGAATTTCTAGTGAGAACTATATTTTCTATTGGTGAAGTTGAAGATGCGATAGAAACATATTCCGATCCAATATCTACTCCATTCAGAATGATATTATTTGGAGTTGTAGATCCTGCACCTGTTCCAGATCTAACTTGGAAAGTATTTACTTCATAATTTGAAGTTAATGCTGAATCTGGATATAAATCAATATTTAAATTGGATCCAACTATATTCGCAGAGTATGTTCCAATGCCAGTCGATGCAAGTGGTCCTAAAGTAGAAGTTAACTGACCATAATCCAATAATAAAACATCAAAACCATCATGAATTACAGTCATTTCATTTATTTCATAATATGATGAATTATCTGATATTTCTAATAAAAGTTTTGTGGATCTAAATGTTGTAGCAATTCCAACAATAGTTTGTGATGTTGAAAGTCCAGCTGGAACTGTAGTTTGTGATGTGTTTAGGTAAACTACATCACCAAATGAAGTTGTTCCAACTCCAGCAACGGAATCTTTTATACTATAAGATACAGTACTAACATCATAATCGTTAATAGCATATTTCTCGGGATAGAATAAGATATTACCTTCTGTTCCAGAAACTACAAAATCATAAGATCCCATTGAGGTGTTTATGGTGTCAACTCTTCCGTAACTATTAATATATCCAGTAAAATTGTCATGAAGAATAGAAATGATAGACAATTGCCTTTCATCATAGTATCTCTTATCTCTAACATAAGAGAATATTTTTCTATATCTCGCATCAGATAATAGGAAAGTATCTACAATACTATATCTGGTTGGTCTTGGATTGCTGTTAAATGACTGACTTACATCATCAATTATTAATACTCTATTTCCAATAGATTCAAAATAATCTTGAATTTCTCTAGAATTTAATACAATTTCTGTAGATATTTGATTTGCTCCAATTGCAAAAGTATTTTCAGTTGCAATATCAAAATCATTTACACATTCAAGATCTATAGTTGAAATTAAATCATTAAGTCCTACAAAATCACCACCATCCTGGGATGTGGTAATTCCAGCAGTTCCAGTTTCATCTATTCCCTCTACAATAAGATCACTAAATTTCTTAAATCCTGTAGTGTGATTTAAGTTACTTACTGGATTATTCCATTCTTCATATTCCACTTTAGATTTAATTGAATATGAAAAATACTGATAGTAATCATTATCATGGAGTCTTTGAATACTGTCATTCAAGAATCCAGTATTTAAATTCCAACCTTTTCTTACAATTGAAGAAGATGATAATGAATATTCAGAGTATGGAGAAATAATGTTAGTAATAATTCCTTGAGTATCTGAAGATTGTCCTTTTACAACTTCACCAACCTTAAATTCTTTATTTGAAGATACATTGATATAATCATTCTTTTCATCATAAGACTGTAGGATTCCAGTAGAAGAGTCGGATACTACACTTTCACCTTTAAAGAAACTATTTTTCTTCAGTGAAATGTCAAATATTGGGAAATGTTTCTCTGGAATTATTCTACCAAAGGAATTAAATAAATCAAAATTTCCGGGGAATTCACTTCCACTCAAATATTCTGATAAATTATATCCAACAGTAGCACCAATTCCTCCAATATATGGATCAACAGAATTAATTGTAAACAATTGATAATTGTAATCTCTAGAATTATAACCCTTTCCAGTAGAGTTTACTCCAATGCTAATATTTTCAACTAAAACTTTATCACCAACACTAAATGGGAATGAAGATAAAGTGCTAAATCCAACATTTAACTCAACTGTAACATCTCCACTTACACTATCATAAGAAATTGTACTAATTCCGATTCCATTTGAGTTATTTACTGGCAATATTGTTGGTAATACATTATTAATGCCTGTAGTATTCTTTACGATACTTACTTGAATATCCCCTAGTTGATATTCCAGAACAACATCTGAAATAACTTTATTATTTGAAGAATCAATTGTAATTAATTCTGGTGCAATAACATATCCAATACCTTGAGAAGATATTCCAATTCTATCAAATGATGCTAAAGGTTCAACTTTAATGATTTGTGGTAATTTTGCAACAGGTCTTAATGTTTTATCTGAAGGATAGTCAAAACCAATATCTTCGATACGAGTGCTAACAACTTTTCCGATAGAATCTGTATGTGGTAGTAAAATAGCCCCAGATCCAAAATCTGATGTTACTGAACCGATTCCTGGAAGATAATTATATAATTTTCCTTTATTGCTAACATAAACTTCACTTATTGGTCCATAAGATGTATTAGAATTTGTAGTATATGTTATTGTAGCATTTGAACTTGTATAT